GTAACTTTGCAAAAGAGTTTGGAATGGATAGAAAGGCAAGTAAACTTTACGAAGTATTTAAATCAGGCCCTATGAAAAAGATTGCAAAGTATGGTGGATTACCAAAACCAACAGGCTGTGTTTAATGTCAGATAGTACAGTTCACACACCAAAAACATTTTCATTAGAAATAGAAAAAATTGCATTTGATAAAAGATGTACACATCTTGATGCAATATCTATCTATTGTGAACAAATGGGTATAGAACCTGTAACTGTCGCAAAACTAATAACAAAAAGTTTAAAAGAAAAAATAGAAGCAAATGCTAGAGATTTAAATTACTTACCTAAATCTGCTAAGCTACCTTTATAATGCAACCAATAGATGCGTACTTAATGTATTGTGCCATGAAAGCACATTTTGACAAAGGTGATTATGACTTTATAAAATATGGTGGTAAATCCAAAGTGTCAAGAGATTCATTCTATAAAAGGAATGATAGAATTTTTTTTGTTAAATTAACTAGAAAATATAAAAGTAAAGATGATATACAAGATTACTTACTTGCTAACTTTTTAATTTATCCTAAAGGTTGGGTTGGTAAGTTTCATGAAGATAATTATATAGAATGGCAAAAGAAAATACAAAGTTTAACTTACACTTTTAAATCTGAGATAGAACCTATCATGGATTCTAAAATGATAGCAGTATCAGAAAATCAACATCCTAAACTATTAAAAGAATATCTAGGTAAAAGAGTATCACTAGAAACTATGGTTATATTGGATGGCATTTTAAACTACAGTAAAACATGGAATACAAAATTAAAAGATGATTATGTATGGAAAGATGTTTATAAACTTATAAATGATTATAAAAGTTTTTTAAAATTTGATGTGACAAACTTCAAATTTGTATTAAGAGAATTGATGGCATGAAGAAGATTAGACAGTTAGATATGGAGTTGGCAGGTGGATGTAATTATTCGTGTCAAATGTGCCCACAGAGTTCTGGTCGTGAAAAAGAATTTAAAAAATTATTGAAGTGGGATAATTTTGTAAAGATTGTAGATAATGCAATAGAGCATGAAGTTGAAACTATCAGTTTACATGGTGGTGGAGAACCTACTTTAAATAAAAAATTTATAGAATGTGTAAAATATATTAAAGATAAAAATATACATTGTAGTACGATTACAAATGGTTATAGATTAGATGATAAATTAATTCAAGAGATAGCAGAAAGTGGATTAGATGTAATTCGTATTTCTGCAATAGGTTATAATAGTGAAACATATAATAAATGGATGCCTGTAAACAACAAAGATGAATCAGATAGATTTTTTACAGTCAGAGATAATGTTCGTAAATTAGTTGATGCATGTAAGAATACAAATACAGAAGTTTATATACAACATTTAATTATAGACATGAATAAAAAAGATTATGAGGTAGAACAGTATATAAAAAATTGGGTAGACTACACAGGTGCAAAGTCAGAAATTTGGATGATGCATAATTGGTCTGGTGAATATGAAGTTGTATATGAAAGAAGAAAAGATAAAAGAAGAAGTTGTGGTAGACCTACGGCATCTATGTTACAAGTTAGGGCTGGTGGTTTAGATAAACATCAAGGTGCAGTTGTGCCTTGTTGTATGGTTTTAGGAAATGACAAAGAGGCAACTCTTGGTCATCTAGATACAAATACAATACAAGAGATTTTAGATAGTAAAGAATATCAAGAATTAATTAGGGCACACGAAGAAGAAAGATTTGATGACATATCATACTGTAAAAACTGTGACCAATTATGGGAAGTACCAGAAAGTTTGGTATGGACAAATATAGATAATAGAAAATATAATACATCAAAAGTTATTGAGGACATGAAACTTGCTTGAATATCACGAAAACCCCTGGCCACATTTCACTGGTTCTTTACCAGATGATTTTTATAACCATGTAAAAACTATGTGGGATGAAGATGATGCTAAAAAGAAATGGAACAAATGTAAAAATAGGTCAAACATAATTATAGAAGATGATAAAATTAATACCATACTCAACGATATCAGTTTAGGTATATTGACTAAAAGTAAACATATATTTGAAAAGTTTTATCCTAGACTTGATTATGAAAAACTTACAGGTGAGTGTTCAAATTTATTTTCAGAGAATCCAGCCAGACTTGCATATCCTATGAGAAACTTACATATTGATAATGGTAATAAGTTAGTTACAGGTTTATGGTATTTTAGACATGAAAATGAAGAATATGGTTATGGTGGTAATTTAATATTACATAATCCAATAACAAAAGAAGAAAAAATATTTGAGTATGGTGAAAATAAAATTGTATTGTTTCCTAATACACCTATCAGTTGGCATCGTATAACAATTAGAAAATGTTCAGAACATCCTAGAAGATTTATTTGCATGAGACTTGAAACAAAATTAAAATTACATAACTATCAAACTAAGAATGGAAAGGATGTTATGATTTATGAAGATTTAAAAAATAACTATGAATAATGTATTGATATATGGAAATGGTAAATCTAGATTAGATTTTAAACCAAGAAAATTTGAAAACATATCTACTTGGGGATGTAATAGAATATATCGTGAAAATATACATGTGGATAATTTAGTGGCAGTAGATTACATAAGACAACATGAAATAATTAAAGACAATTATACAGATTCTACATTATGGTTTTCAGACTGGCATGAGTTACCAAAACGATTTATTGATAAACCTGCTTGGGGTAGTAGATACATAGAATTATTAAAACTAGGTTTTGACAAAGACCAGATTTTTGAAAATAGTAAAACAGGGAAAACAAGATGTGTGGTAAGAGGTAAGAATCCATTTACTGCTTTACAAAAGTTTTATCACATGGATAAACCAAAAGATGAGGGTGAGATAGAAGCACTCAAACACAAGTGTATGAGAAATACAGGTTTGTATATTTCATGGATAACAGGTAAAGAGGATATAGTAGACATAGATGAGTTTGAGGGAAATAGTGCTGGTAGTACATCAATGTATTTTGCTTGTGAATTAGGAGCAGAAAATATTTACTTGTTGGGATTTGATTTAGCAACAACAGGTAAACCATTAAGTAATGTGCATTTGTTACCTGATTACAATAAAGGATTTGATTCTACAATATGGCAAAATCAAATGAAAACTGTTATGAGAAAATTTAAGAATGTAAATTTTTATTGGGTATCACCGCAAGAAGAAAAGAACAAATTTAAAGGTATAAGTAATTTAAAATTTGTAACAATGGAAGATTTAAAAAAATGGATAGACCAAACGGAATAGATTGGTATATAAAATGGATTGCTAGTGTCATACTAATATTTGGTGCAGCATCTACATCTATGAACATGTATCCGTATAACATGTATTTACAGTTTACGGGTGTTTTTGGATGGTTAATCGTTGGAATCATCTGGCGAGATTGGGCGTTAATAGTGGTGAACACAATAGGTTCATTAGTTCTATTGGCAGGAATAATACACTATCTAACTTTAGATTGGTATTTAATAATTTATGAAAGTTACATAGAGGCAAAATTATGGTAAAAGAAAAGTCAGAGTATGTTAGATATGACATTTCTATTGATGGTAAAAAAACATTTGTTTATGCATCAAGATGGTTGTCAGATAAACTAGCAAAAGAAGATATAAAAAGTAGGTTTGATGATTGTAAAGTTACAAACATTAAAAAAGTATCATGACTACTTTAGTTTATGGAAATGGTGAATCTAGAAAGTCTTGGGATGCAACCAAGTCTTATACAGGATTTACTACATGGGGGTGTAATGCAGCATATAGAGATTGTAAAGTTGATAATCTAGTTGCAATAGATTATGCAATGCAACAAGAAATATATAAGTCTGGTTATGCATATACTCATGATTGTCACTTTGCCGATTGGGCAACATTAGAAGGGTTTGACCCAGAATTTATGAAGGCAAACTATCCACCAGAATATATTTTTGAAACACCAAAAAGAAATCAAGGAGGTGGATATGGTTGGTATGATAGAAAAAATTGTGTGGTTCAAGGAAAGGATTTAGAAACTGCAGAAAATAATTATCAAGAGATAATTAGTCAGTTTCCACATTTAGATAAAGAAGATGTGAAAAGAAAATGTTATAAGGATGCAGGACTTTACATCACTTGGTTAGAAGACCATGATAGAGTTAGATACATAGAGTATCCTAGAGAGTGGTGTGCAGGTGCGACTGCTATGTATTTAGCTTGTAAAGAGGGAAATGAACATGTCTACATGTTAGGATTTGACCTAAGTGAATATGGTGAACCTATCAATAACATTTATAAAGGAACAGATAATTATCTACCAGAAGAATCTAAAGGATTCAATACTGATAATTGGGTAACACAATTAATACAGACATTTAAAGATTTCCCAGATACACAATTTCATTGGGTTGTGGATTCTGAGGCAAGTCCTTTGGTATGTAATAATGTGCAAAGTATTTCATATGAAGCCCTTGACAAAATTTGTAGTACCTAGTATTATAAATAACTATGTATTGTAAAATACATAAAAATAAACATACGATAACATACGGAGATATAATATGACATTAGATAGTCTAAAATCAAGTAATTCACTTAATAAACTGTTAGACGCAGCAAAAGGTGAATCCGACACACAAGAGAAAAAATCCTATGTAGATGAAAGATTGTGGAAACCAGAGTTAGATAAGTCTGGCAATGGTTATGCAGTCATTCGTTTTCTACCTGCAGTAAAAGGAGAAGACTTACCATGGGCAAAAGTTTGGAGCCATGCATTTCAAGGCCCAACAGGTCAATGGTACATAGAAAACTCTCTTACAACACTTAATCAAAAAGACCCTGTATCAGAACACAATACTAAATTGTGGAACACAGGTCTTGAATCTGATAAAGAGGTTGCTCGTAAACAAAAAAGAAAACTACAATACTTTTCAAACATCTATGTTGTTAGTGATACTAAACACCCAGAGAATGAAGGTAAAGTGTTTCTGTTCAGATATGGTAAAAAAATATTTGATAAGATTACTGCAGCAATGTCACCAGAGTTTGAGGATGAAAAAGCAATCAACCCATTTGATTTTTGGGAAGGTGCAAACTTCAAACTAAAGATTCGTAAAGTAGATGGTTTTTGGAACTATGATAAATCAGAGTTTGAAGATACATCAAAACTTTTTGAGGATGATTCAGAAGCAGATAAAGTTTGGCAGTCACAACACTCTCTTGCAGAGTTTACTGCACCAACAAACTTCAAATCTTATGATGAGTTAAAAACTAGACTAGATGCAGTCCTTTCTGGTACTGTAAAAGTTGGAAATGTTGCTGATAAAATAGATGATGAACCTGTAGCAGCCCCAAAGGTTGATACAAAACCTGAAACTACAAAGGTATCAACACCTGTAGTTGAAGAAGATGACACATTGGCATATTTTGAAAAACTAGCAGATAACTAATCTACTGAGAGGTGTCCTTTCGGGGACACCTTTTTTTCACATAATCTCTTAGATTCCTTATAAATAAACACATGGCGGTAAGTAATTACATACAAGAAGTTATGAAGGCTGCAGGTGGTAGAAATATGTCTACAGCTTGGTTTCGTAATAAAATTAAGGAACTTGGAGAACCTACACCTAATCAGTTGATTCGTGACGGAAACAATAGAGGAACACCAGCATTTGGTAAACTGAATATGTTTTTCTATGACCCAAAGATGAAAAAGAAACTACCATACTATGATAGATTTCCATTGATATTACCTATAGAACAATATAGTGATGGTTTTTTAGGTATTAATTTTCATTACTTATCCATGCCTATAAGAATAAGATTACTAGATAGACTTATGAATTTTGCAAATAATAAAAAGTTAGATGATTCTACATCTATAAATGCAGACTATCAAAGGTTAAAAAGAGTTAGAGAAATTAAACCTTGTTTAAAGAGATATTTAAATTCAAATGTTAAGTCTAGATTTAGAAAAATAAACGCAGATGAATTTGTAGTTGCTATATTGTTACCTGTACAAAGGTTCAAGAAAAAGAGTGACCAATTTGTTTATGCAAAATCAAGAGGTATGATTTAATGGCATTAGATTTTGGAAGTTTAATAGAGGCAGGTTCTGCTGCAGTATTAAATGAATTTTTAGCACCATTGAGAGATGATGATGGGATGGCATTCCCATCAAGGTATGAAGTTAGATTTGGTGCACCGACTGGTGA